ATGAAATCCCACATACCAGCGTCCAAACGGCTATCACATTCGGCAAGACAAGCCGTAGCAGAGTACAACGACGAATTACAGGCTGAAACTTTTAGGCGCTGGGTGAAGCTGTCAGCGGCTATATTACACACCGAGTTTGGTTTTGGACATGACCGGTGCGCGACGTTTCTCGGGAAAATCAGCGAGTTATCCGGAACCGATAAAAAAGACGAAATCTTTTGGCAGCACATTGATCGCGTTGTGATCGATGAATTGAAATTGGATTTTGAACCGGAGAATTATAACGAGGTGGAAAGATGACCTCATACCGCTACTTTAACCGATGGAATCAAAAAATATTCAAAGGAGTGAAAACATTGAGCGAGATTGAAAAGGCAATAAAAGATTTTACAAAGGCACTAAATGCTTTTAATACCGTATGCGTAAAAGCCCTCCAAAAAAAGCAGGAGCGTGAAAAAGGGTGCGGATACTGCAAAACAAATAAATCCCTATATTTTGACAAACAAGGAAACAACCCTAATCTAAAAGAAGTTTACATTGAGGGTGACGGTAATCTATCAGTTACACCTTATCTTTGCGACGTAACGGAAACAATACAAATAAAATTGAATTTTTGCCCCATGTGTGGCCGTGATTTGAGAGGTGAAAACGATGGATAACTTAACCGATGCAATTATAACCGTGAATCTTTTGCCAAGTAATTACAGTTTACGAACTGATGAAGAAAAAGCAATTGATAAAGTGGTGCAAGCTGCGGTGGCGTTTAACGCTATTAACCGCCGCACCCAGCCAGAAAACAATCCGCTGACACTGGAAGAATTAAGGCAGATGGACGGAGAACCGGTGTATTGCGTCGGGGCAAAAAACAAAGCACTTGACGGGTGGGGACTTGTCAGCGTAAAAGAAAATAGAATTTTTGATAATGCAGGCGATTGGTGGGACTTAGAAGATTGCGGAGTTGGTTATAAAGCATACGCCCACAAGCCTGAACAGGAGGAAAAGTGATGGAAACACCCGAAACCCTCAGAATCTTAAAAAATTATATTAGCGTAATGTCCAAAATATATAGGCAAAGGAACGATAACGCCGCCATTGTTCATGACTTGATTTTGTCCGGAACATCTACAGCAGGAAGAACGAGCTGCATAGCAAAGTGCAGAGAATTAGGGATAGACCCTTACGGGCACGATTTGGAGGAAAAGTGATGGAGAGATTAACAGAGCGTAAAGCGGGCATTACCGGATTGTCTGCTTGCTTCGATGAATGTGATCATGCAAATAGTGGGTGTGATTGTTTAAGAATCCGTTCAGCATTACGCCGACTTGCTGCCTATGAGGACACCGGATTAACGCCGGAGGAAATCGCAGAAACAATTCAGCGCGTAAAAATCATGGAGAAAAACATAACTTCTATGAGCAAGGAAATTTCAAGGTTGAACGGAAGATGCGCTGATTTTGCAAAAGAGCGTGGCACGCTGGAAAAGGAACTTGAAACTGAAAAGTGCGCGTTACTATCAGCTTGCAAGGCTTTTGAAGAATTGATAGATTGTGAAAATCCGTTGCCGGTTTGTAAAGGTTGCCAAGCAGATGATGATTGTGTTTTACATTTGCTTGATTATTTTAGACAGCAAGCGCAGGAGCAGGAGGGGAAGAAATGATAGCTACCCCATCATTCTCCAAAAGAGAACCACGTCCATATGACTATCAGAAAATGACATGGGAAAAGTTTATAAGGCTCAGAGCGTGGGCCAAAGAAGCAGTAAAGGATATTCTTTATCCGATATATCTTGTAGGCTCTGCGCTCCAAAAAACAATGCCAAGAGACTTTGATATTGTCATAATCATACCCGAAAAAGAGTTTGAGGAAAAGTTCGGGACGGTAACTGAAGAAAATTGGACGGCCGTACTAGCAAAATCAAACTGTTGGTTTCATAAGCATTTTTGGAATTGTCAAAGATGCTTCGGAGAAGAAGGCTTTGTTCCTTTAGACTGGAAGGTTTACCCTGATTGTTGGTTTAAAAATGAAGACAAGATTTTATTGGCCACTCTAGAACAGGAGGTCACCAATGCCAAATAACATGACTTTTGAGCAATTGCAGGAAAAGGTTTGCAAAGAGGTTGAAGCGGCGCGACCGGTCGAGATGAATCATGCAGAGGTTGCGGATTGGCTGGAAGATATGGCACTTGATGAAATGCCAATTTATAGCGAGAAAATTGCCGCGCTCCGCCAAGCCGCCGCCGATGAGCGCAGGATTGCAAATGGGGAGTTGGCGGAGGTGGTACACGCACGCTGGATCTCAAATTGTATTTGCTCACATTGCGAAGCTATTTCTCCAGGATTGGTTCATAAAGCGTTTTGCCCTTCCTGTGGCGCTCTGATGGATGAAGCACGCGGTCGGAATAACGACTACGGCGAACGAAAGGACGGGGCGAAATGATTGATATTGTAGACATAAAGGAAGCAGTTAAAAACGGTCTGCTTCTGGTTGAAATCAAAAATGGAAATATTTTGCTTAAAGACACTCGAACGTGGGAATGCGTAAAAATCGGAGAAATAAAGGACGGTGAACCTCATGTCTAAAATCTGTAATGGTGGTTGTAAACACTTACAGCCATATAACGAGAACTGGGGAATATGCTGGCACAATATGGTCAAAGGTTCAAAAGTTCAGATTAACAAATACTGCGTTGTGGATTTGATTAATACGGAGCCGCAACCACACAAAAAATTGAAGGTGATGAAATGAGTAACATCCTCCAAACCCTACGCGATACATACTTAACGAATCCTGCCGCGGCGCTTAATATGCTGCCGGAAATCTGCAAGGCGATTGATGAGGGTTACATAAAGCAGTTTCCTTGCAAAGTTGGAGATAGAGCTTTTGCAGTAAAGGGTTGCTTTTATCTTCCACACGCAGTTAATATACCATGCACGGCTATCATTGAGTGTGAAGTGCGTGGAATCAAGATAACTGCAAAAGGCATAGCAATATTGCTATTACCGCTTGTTGAAGAAGCTTACGGCAGGAGATCAGCGTACAAATGGTTTTCGGTGAGCTCAATTGGATATACCGTATTTTTAACCCGCCCCGAAGCAGAGCGGAGATTGGAGAGTGAGAAGAAATGATTACATTACCAATCAAAAAGCAATGGTTTGATATGATTCTTTCCGGTGAGAAGAAAGAAGAATACCGCGATTACACACAATATTATCTTAGCCGGTTCGGCGCGTATTTTGGAAAGCAAATTACTATAAGGCTCCGCAACGGATACCGAAAAGATAGTCCATCTGCTATTTGCAAAGTAATACCGCACTATAAAACTGGCTGTGCTGAATGGGGTGCAGAACCCGGAACGAAATATATTACACTTGAAATTCAGTCGGTAAGATTGGAAGCCGGTGACCCCTCATGACCTTTGCGGAACGACTAAAAGAACTTCGGAAACTCGAAGATTTAAACCAATCGCAATTAGCCGAGAAAATAGGAATCGCAGATTCAACCATTTCAGCCTATGAGATGGACAGATTTACTCCATCGGTGCTTATACTGTGTTGTTTTGCTGATTACTTTGGAGTGACGACGGATTATCTTTTAGGAAGATCGGAGGAATCAAATGTACAACCCGCAATACATAAGCTTACCAAATGATGTTTATCGAACGGCTGTAAACGTGGCAAAGTCATATTATGCCATGCTTCGCCGTCAAAAAGAGATTGAGGATGAAATCATAAATGAATCGCCTTGCTCTGATGGACAACCTCACGGGAGTGGCACAAGCGATACCACGGCACAAAAAGCAGAACGAATACTTTTACGGCAGGCAGAGAATGAACGCAAGGTGAAAGCCGTAGAACAAGCGTGGGCTATCTTTCCAAACCAATACGACAGGGAATTTATCAAATTGAATTTCTTTGAGAATATCCGCATAGATGATATCAATTTGCCGATGTGTTCCCGAACAATGAAAAGTATCCGAAAAGCGTTTTTATTCTCGGTGGCAAGCAATCTACATGAAATATAAAGTTTGCACCTAAAAACAAAATAGACGAGTTATAATAATATCATAGAATTTTGCTTACAAGAGGTTTTACATATCCTTTTTATTTCCTCCTATGCGCCCCAAAGCCTTTATTGCAGAGGGGCGCACTACATGCCAGTCGTAACCTCAAAAGAGATTGCATCGGTGCATGAGCCGGGGGCTGACACAAGAACGCTACGGCCGCTAATAGCGCGGTAAAAGAATCAGCAGCTTACTTAATCGTAGGTTGCTGATTTTATTTATGCAATTAATTAAATTATATTTGAGGTGCACAACATGGTTACAGGATATAGTCGAGGGAATCCAATAGAATATCGTAACGGTGAATGGATTTACTTAGATGGTGTGCCATTAAGCCAAGAGGAAAGGCCATGTACCAGATGCGGACGGATGCCGACAGCTGAGGGATATGACGCTTGTTTAGGACACATTGAGGGCGCTACGTCGGCTTGTTGTGGACATGGCCTAACAGATAAGTACATTGTGTATGGGGATAAAGTGCCATGAAAGTTCATTACATACCAGCTACAAACGAAGCAGAGTTTAACCATCTTGCGAAAGTCTGCGACCCAGTGCTGATTAAGCGTAGGGAGAGAGCAAAGGCAGCTGAAATCGTCAAGCAACGTAATGCACTGCTCGGGGAGCTATCTGATCTGCGGTATAAGCCAAGACGGACGCTTGACGAGGATAGGCGAATGGATGAACTGAGTGTGGAGGTTAGGGAGTTAATGATGCGGATAGGGCATAAATAACCGAGTGAGGGGTGAAAGGCGGTGGCAAAGAGTAAATGGGATTCAGTTAAAGATAAATTAGTTCTTGTTGAAGCGTGGGCACGTGATGGCTGTACTGATGATGTTATCGCTCAAAAGCTCGGAATAAGCAAGGATACTTTTTATAAATATAAAATTGCTCATACTGACTTTTCTGACTCCTTAAAAAGAGGCAAAGAGATTGTTGATATTGAGGTCGAAAACGCTCTGCTTAAACGCGCCAAGGGCTTTGAATATACCGAAACAAAGATTGAGGAAAGCCCTAAAGATGGACGTAAAGTTACCATTACAAAAAAGTTTATACCACCGGACACTACTGCTCAAATCTTCTGGCTTAAAAATAGAAAGCCTGAGCAATGGCGTGATAAGCAGCCGGAACAGCAAGGCGTCGATGGTGAAGAAGACGATAACCTCTACAACGCAATAACCGAGGCGGTGAAGAAACTTTGACATTTGATTCTTTATCGCCAAAACAAGCTGAAATATTTACATTTCCACATGAGCAGTACGATGCTTTGATTTGTGACGGCGCCGTAAGATCAGGCAAAACAGTCATGATGTCAATATCATTCGTCGAATGGGCTATGAATGAGTTTGACGGCTGCAATTTTGGTATATGTGGCAAAACGGTGAGAGCGGCAGAACGAAACATTATCATGCCGCTTATCCAAACCAAGAGCATTAGAAAAAAATATGATATTTCCTATACCCGTTCCGTTTCGCTTATGACAATTAAGCACAAAGGGCGGGTAAATTACTTTTATATATTTGGTGGCAAGGACGAATCAAGTTATGAACTGATTCAAGGCATTACCCTATGCGGCGTGTTATTTGATGAAGTCGCATTGATGCCGCAATCATTCGTTGAACAGGCCATAGCAAGAACACTTTCTGTTGACAGTTCAAAACTGTGGTTTAACTGTAACCCAAATAATCCCCGGCACTGGTTTTATCTTGACTGGGTATTACAGCCCGAAGCGCATAACGCGAAACATCTTCATTTTTTGATGGATGATAACCCAGCATTGACCCCAAAGGCCATTGAAAAGGCTAAGGCTTCATTTACTGGTGTGTTCTATGACCGCTACATTTTAGGCAAATGGGTAGCAAGCGAGGGTCTTATTTACCCCGATGTAGCAAACGGTCAGGGAATTGTTTCGCCGGAAGAACGCAATTATGTGAAATATTATATCTCAATCGACTACGGAACGCTCAACCCGTTCTCCGCTGGCTTGTGGGGACTGTGTAAGGGCGTTTGGTATCGGTTCGACGAGTATTACCACTCTGGCAGAGAAACGCGCCAACAGCTTACTGACGGCGACTATTACACAGAGATTGAGAAGTTAGCAGGAAATAAAATTTTAGGTGCAATCATCATTGACCCGTCCGCAGCTTCAATGATCGCGGAAATTAAGAAACACGGGCGGTTCAGAGTTGTTCCGGCCAACAATGAAGTGATCGACGGAATAAGGGAAACGGCCGCAGCGTTCAAGCAAGGCAAAATCAAAGTAAGTGAGAATTGCTCCGGCGCAGTATCCGAGTTTTCCTCCTATTGTTGGGATGATAAAAAGCAGGAAGATAAGCCAATTAAAGAAAACGACCACGCAATGGATGAAATCAGATATTTTGTAAACACGGTGCTTGTACATCGTGGCGGATTAAGAATAGGGTAGGTGAGATTTTGGATATTGAAGCAGCAAGAAAAATTATAGAAGATAATGTGTCGAGACAATCAGCATTTTTTAGTAATGCACAAAAAGGCTTTGACTACTACGAGAATAAGGACGACATCACGTACACCGGTGCGGCAGCAATAGATGAAGTAAACGCCTATCTGAAAAAGAAAGGCTCTGACCCGCTCCACAGTGCCGATAATCGCATATCAATAAATCGTCACAAGATTGCGGTTGACCAAAAAATAGGGTATATGTTTACTGACCCGCCGCAGTTTGACGTTATTCAGGGGCAAAGCGACGATACAACGCTTAAAAAAGTACAGTCAACAATCGGTGACGATTGGACAAAAGTAATTAAGCAACTTGGCATTGATGCTTCAAACACCGGGCGCGGCTGGCTGCATTATTGGTATGAAAACAATTCAGCACCTTTTGAATATTGGTACATAAACCCTATGCAGATAGTGCCGGTATATGACAACAGAACCGCTAAAAAGAAACTCCGCTATCTTATTCGCTATTATCAGTTTTACGACGATCAGGGTAATAGTAAAATGCGCTATGAGTTATGGGATGATAAAGAAGTCGCATATCTTGAACGATTAAGCGCGGCAGGGTCGCATATAGAATATGAAACATTTCCTATCGGGTCACTTAACCCAATGCCACACACTTATGGCAGAATCCCATTTATTGAGTTTCAGAACAATGCAAGGGCAACGAGTGATTTAACGCTTTACAAGCCCCTTGTTGATGCAATGGACAAATTAATAAGCGGTTTCGCCAATGACAATGACGATATCCAAGAGATCATTTACATTCTTAGCGGATATAGTGGCGATGCTTCTACAGATGATTATGATGTAAATGGAGTAGCCATTCATAAAGACATAGGATTACTCCAAAAGCTAAAGGCCGAAAAATTAGTCCGAGTTGATAAAAATAAAGTCACCGGTGAGGATGGCGGCCTTGATGCTTTACGCAATGAAATCCCATACGCTGCCCGCTCTGCTTTCTTTGAAATCCTTGATAAGCAGTTTTGGGTGGCCGCAATGGCTGTTAATCCATCCACTGACAATGCGGGGAATCAATCGGGCACGTATATCGACTTTCTCTATGGCTTATTGGAGCACAAAGCCGGGTTAATGGAAACCGAATTTAGAACCGCTATCAATGAATTTCTAAAATCGGTTCTTACTTATTTGGGTGCTAAAGATATGCAGTTCAATCAAACTTGGAAACGTACCAAGCCACAGAATAATACCGAAGTTTCTGCTATTATCGCTCAAACCCCCAATACGGTCATGAGTGACGAAACCAAAACAAAGGTACATCCATTGATTGAAGATTGGCAGGAAGAGCGCGAGAAGATTGTAGAGGAACAGGCGCAACGCGACCAAAACACGCTTGATTTACTGAACCAACCGCAAGGCAACCCACCTGATAATAATCCTAAGAATCCGCCGCAGCCTAACTCAAATGATGGCGGTGGTAATGCGTGACATATTGGGAAAAACGCGCGGCTGACAGCATAGGCCG